GATTGAGGCATCCAGTGTTGTCACGCCCTTGTGTCGTTCCGTATGCCAGTCGATGTATGGGGTTTTGCACTTGACCGCGCCGGGGTGCGCCTTGTGCATCCGCTCTACCTTATCCGCTAACTGTTGCAGATAGTTGATTTGCTTATCCGTGGCTAACATATTACGCTGCTTGAGTGGTTATGGTCATTGTCGTGCCGTCAGACAGGGTAATTTTGCGCCATTGAAAATCTTGATAGTCTTCAACGTTGGCGACCTTGTAGCCCTCACTCCTGAGCTTCTTCATAAGGGCATTTGAATAGTCGATGATGCACCATGCAAGGATAACATCTTCCATTCCGTCGGTTTCAACCGAGCCAAGCGGGTTGACGTACTGCGACTCCGCGCCGGCGGTTGTTCTTGTCGTTGTAACGAGGTTGTATTTTGCTTTTTCCATAGCCATATCATTTAACGCCCATCTGTTTGGCGTAGTTGTCAATCTGTTCTCTTGTGAGCCATTCTGGTTTGCCGTCTGCCGGCATTGCATCCCATAGCTCGCGCATCTTATCTATCTGCTCTTGCTCGTCGCCAGCCCATAGATGTTTGGCCTTACGATTGCCGTTGCCAAGATAATACTTGCAGTCGCACAAAAGGCGACCTAATAGCATGTAGTCGTGTTTTCTTGCCATACTGATTAAGCGTTAAGGGATTTAACGAGTTCGTTGTTCTGATACATTCTGACGCTTACAATGCGCACACTGGGCGAGATGAAAGTGCCGCAGTCGTTGCACACCTTTTTAATCATGTTGATTGCTTTTTGAACGTTGCGCGTTGTCGTTTTCATCGTTTTAGCGAAGCCCATCACGATGTCTTCTGTATCGATTTCAAAACGATAGCGATTCTGTTTCAGTATGTCTGCCGAGTCGATTGCGATTTGGCCATTGTCTTTAAGTTTCATAACTTCTTACTTATTGGGGTTTGTTATTGATTACGATGCAAAGTTAATGCTTTTACTTTTATCCACCAAATATTTTAGCGAAAATATTAAAGTAAATACTTACTTTTAACTATTGTTAATAAAAGTGTTTGCTTTAACGCGCTGATTTTGCGCTGATAGCGTAAAACAATGCGCCACGCCTTTAACACAGACGTGACGCATCCAGATATGACAACAATGGCAGATATTATGCTGAGATAGGTTCTCGCGGAACATTTACAGGGGGTTGCGCGGGATTGTCTTCTTTGTTCGCGGAAGGCTGCTGACCCTGCTGTTGCTTCTGCGCGGAAGCGGCAAGGAGGCGAGCGATTTCTTCTTCTGGTGCATCGGTCAGCGACAACATGGTCACGGCGGTTTCCAACGAAATCAGACCGGCTTGATACAGGCTTGCGATGGACTGCCACTTTGCCTGCTTGTCATCGGCGAATGGTTCCGCAAATTCAAATTTGATTTTGAGTGACTCCAGAGCTTTTCTCTTATCGGGATGCTCGTATGCAAGTATGGCGATAACGATATTGCGGAAACGGCCCACAAGTTCATCGTAGATTTCTTTGCGGTTGTCGCGCTTGATGTAGCCAAGAATGAAAGCGTTGCGGATTGCTACGCCGGAAAGTGTGCCGAAGCCGCGCATGGCCTCAGTGTCAAAGTCCGGGGTGTAGGTGTCGAAGAGGATGCTCTTTGAAAGGTCGGATTTTTCCGCGTCGCGTGTCTGCGATGCCTGCGGTGGGTTGACGTACTCAAACCTTGACTTTTCGCCTGTAAGCTGAATGAGCTTTCCGGGCTTGTTGGGGTCGGTCATGGTCTGAATGACGTCGGCAGTGGCGGCGGCGATGGGGTCGGAAAAGTAATTGTTGGTGTCGCCGGTCTTACTGTCAAGCATCTCCTCGCGGTTGATGCGGGCTTCCGCGCCATCCCATGCCTTTGGCTGCTGAAAGTAGATGACGTTTATCTTGCCGGTGGGATTGGGATAGATTTCGACTTCCCATCCGATTTGCGCCTTACGGCAGTAAGCAAGGATTTTGGGTGTTTGGAAATCCCAGTGCTGAATACTGCGGCCATGTTCTTTCGTCACGTATCCGTATGCAAAGGCGATCATGTTGCCGATGGTGTCGAACAGTGGGCGCAGGCGATAGCCTTTGGAACGCGCCAATACATTCAGCTTGACGCGACGCTCGCCTGTATCATCATCGCGGTAGATGTGCGCGATAAGGGCTGACTCGGTTTCCGCGCCGGCAAGTCGTTTCGCCTGACGGATGCGTGAATTGAAGTGCTGCTCTTCCAGAAAATCTGTGAATAGCGAAAAGGCTTCATCGTCGCCCTCTTCTTTCTTCCATTCAATAGGATTGCCGAGCAAGAAGAATAGCTCGATGTCGTTGATGTAGCGGGCGCGTGTGCGTGGCAACTTTTCCGTGATATAGGGGTCATCGCCTTTACGGAATTTGTTGGGGCGTTTCATCACGTCATGCGTCTGCGGATTATACTCCTTGATTGCTTGGTCAACTTCATCATCGCGGTTCTGGAGCATATCCAATGCGCGGCTGATGTCCTTATCCTGCAAAAGCTGATACAGGTCGCGGCTAACCCCGGACGCATTTAGCGTGAGGTTTCGGAAATAGGTTAAGATTTGCTGTAAGTAGTTATTCATATCTGGTGTTGTTAGAATATTCCTAAATCTGACTTCTTGACTTTCTTCGGCTTGAGAATCTTGCCGAGGATGCAGCCAAGCACATAATACCGGGTTGCGTCGATAGAGTGGTTATTGGCATCTTCCGGCATGTTGATGTAATTGCCATCCTTATCTTTCGCCCATACATAGTTGCGCAATTCTTCCTGCACGTTCAGTGACCGCTTCGTAACAAAGATGTTGTCAAAGGATTTCATCTTCTCAATACCGGCAATGATGCTTCCGGCTGGCTTCGCCACGGGGTAGATGATTATGCCGCCGAGAGCTATTTCGTCAATCAGTCGCGGGTCTGCACTATCGGCGTAAACGAATGAATCATCCTCGCTTAATTTCCTTATGAGGTCTTTGGAAAGTAGTCCGGTTTCAAATATCTGTTCGTCGATGTAAAGGTCGTTGCCGATTACGCCGCATTTTACACACGCGCTGACATCGTTGGTATATCCGAAGTCCAGACCGCGAGCAACATGCTTGCAGTTCTTTGGAAATTCGCTGACAATGCCCCATTTCTTGAAGACCGCACCCTCGGCTACGTCTGCCCATCTGCCCATGAAGATGTGGCCGTAGCGTTCCGGGTCGCGCTCTTTCATTTCTTGAGCCGACCTGATAAATTCTTCCGAAAGATTTTCCTTATTGTCAAGATACGTTGTATGGATATGAAGCACTTGAGGATGCGTGGAAATCTGCACCGGCACTCCGTCAAAGTATTCTATCCTGTGCGTGTCCTTGATGTATTTCTGATAGATGAAGTGGTTGCTATCCGTAGGGTTCATAATGATGATAATCCTGTTCTGGATTCCAACCTGACGGATTGAAAAGGCGATTGTTTCAAATTCCCTATCGGAAGTCCACTCCTCGGCCTCATCGCATACAAAGGTCGTGATGCCGTGGATGGATTTCAGCTTTGCGGTCTGATTGCCAGATGATGTTTTGATGCCACGGAACATAATACGGCTACCGGTCATCTTGTTTATGATGTCGGTTTTGGTCGTATGGAAGTACCGGGTCGTGCCGTCAAGCTCTATCTTTTCCAAAAATTCAGGTATAATGGAAATGCTCGCACTGGTCATAGTGTAGCGCGTATAGAGGATTTTATGCACAATCTTGTCTGATTCCGCTTTGGATAGACCCTTGCGTTTCAGCTCAAATGATAGGCGTTCCAAGAAACCGCCGATTCCGAATGATTTACCAGAGCCACGACCACCCGTGACAAGGATGATGAAATGTTCCTTGTCAGTATAGAGGGGGTAATATATCTCATGGTTGATAATCATTCTTCTTTATCCCGTTTCTTCTGTTCCACTTCTTGCTTTATCCAGCTATCAATGTCGATGCCCTGCTCAACATTTTTTGGAATACCGTCATCTTCAACTTCCGGTTGTATGGGATTCTCGCCATAGCCGTAGCGTCTTCCGAGTGTATTCAGATGAAAGCGAATCATCCAACTATCGGGGTATCTGCTCCAGCCGGCGAAATTGTCTTTTCCTTTTACGCCACCCAAGGCAAGGATGCGACTGGCGACATCTATCTGTTCCAGAAATTCAAGGTCGCGTTCCGCCATAATATCGACGAAAATAGGTTCTTGTGCCAGCCACGATTGTAGCTTCGTCCAGCCGATTCCAAATTCTTTCATCAGCTGAGTGCGCTTTCCGTTACACTTCGCCCAGACCTTTGCAAACATAGCCGGAGATGGCATTTCTGCGCCTCGCGCACGCGCACGCTCGCGTGCAGACGCTATCGTGTTGCGCAATTTTTCGCATTGTGAAATCGCCATTTCCAATTCGTATCGGCTAATGTTCAGTTCGTCAGCAATTTCCGTATTGTAAAAGCCCTCAAAAGCAAGTGCATCGACCTGCGACAAAAATTCCTCACTCTCATAATCAAACGAGGGTGTGGCTTTGGGCTTGCGCGGTGTTTTGCTACTAATTCGCTTCTTCGGCATCGTCGTGATAATGAAATTTTAATCTTTTATGCTGCGTGTGCAAGAGTCGAACTTGCTATTTCCGTCATGTGACGGCGAGATGACCGGTTCTCTAACACGCATAACCTAATTGGGAAGTGGTCATTTGCCCCCCCGTTGCAGTTCTTATTGCCTGAAACATATTGCCATTGGCTCGGCCTATTATATCGTAATACCTTTGCCGTTGGGATGATGAAACGTTCATATCGCCAACACGACGACGGAGAGCCTGTGCGCGATTGTTGATTGCCACCTGTGACTGAGAATATCCCATTCCGTATGGTGACATCATGTTCTGGTCTGCATAGCTACCGGTGTAGTATGCCATAGTTCTTGTTGATGGTGTACGTCTGCGTCTAACTATCTTGTATTTTAAGGGTGATGGTCAGCCGGGGTTTATTCCGACTGACCGTTGTTGTTTTAGGGTTTTCAACACTTACCGCCCTTTCCGGGCTTCTTCTTGCCTCCACACGATTTGCGCGATTTCATTTTAGAACACCTCCTTTCTGCGGTTTTAGCATTATGTGAATTTCAGCCCGGATAGGGTGATAGCGTTGATGCGTCGTTTCCAGCCCTTGATGAATTTCTTCTGACTCGGCTTTCTGCGCACGATGCCGTCCACGAAATTGATGCGGGCTTCGTGAATCTTTGTGAATAGTTCCGCTTCGTTGGCCGTGTTGACTGCGGCTATCGTCTTCGGGCCGACAATTCCGTCTTGCGTCACGCCCAGAAGCCTCTGCGGTATTTTGATACCGTTCACACCGCTTGCCCACACCCAATCGACGAGGTTGTTCGCAAGGGCTTGGCTTTTGATTTCATCGGCTTTCCATCTGTCCCAGAAAAGCGTCTTGAGTACGTCGCGCCAACGCTTGTATGTGATGTTACGCAGGCTGAACACCGTAGGTACGGGATAGCCTTTCCGCTTGCCGTACGCCTTGTAGGTCGCTATCGTGATACCGCACATGGTCGCGCCGCCGGCATCGTCGGGGTCATTTGCGAAGCCCGTCTTTTTCGCCTGCTCAAATATCTGTTCGGGAGGAAGTGAAAGATAGCGTTTGTTTACGCCGGCTTCAAAGTAAAGGATGAACGGGATGATTTCTTCAATCTTTGCCATATTCTTGTAGTGTTAGGGTTGGTTATTTACCGCCGCCAAGTGCGCCTCTGACACCGCTTGACTTTCCGCGTAGTGCAAGATGCGCGTTTCGGTCATCCATCATCTTGTCGTAATCATTATACGACCTCACGCGCCCAAGGTCAATCTTCCTGTCAGCGTTGTAAGCCCGCATGACACCGGCAAGACTGCCCGGCAGCGTCATCGCCACGACATGAGAGGGTCTGCGCATACCGGGATTGGCCTGCGCCGTGCGTTGGAAAACAGGATTATATTGCGGGTCAAAGGTCATTTTGCCGTGAGCCTTTGCGCCGAATCTTCCGTACATGTTGTGAAGTGAACTGCGGCCATCCGAGAAAGCATAACAATCCAGTTTGCGACCACCATTAGCGACCGCAAACGGTATGATTTTTGCCATTGCGCCTCGTTTTCCGCTGGTGGAGAATACAGACACTACATCCCCATCGCGTTTTATCGCTACACCTGTCTTTCCGTCCGGAGTAAGAAAGCATCGCATCCGCTTGTATTCGCTTTTGCTATGCAGGTCAACCATCCAGCCGTTCCTGCCTTGCGATGCCTTGCCGCGTCTTATAGCCTTTATAAAAGCCGACGCGGATACGCGGTACATCGGCTCTTCAAGGTGAGGTACGCCCTTTCCCTTGAGTGCCTTTGTGACTCTCGCGTTATAATCTGTCTTACGTGGCTTTTTAACTCGCTATCAGTCGTAAATACTTACATATTCGACATAATCCTCAATCGACTCGCCATTGCGCAGAAGTTCAAGGATAGTTCCGTCAGAAAGGTTGTCGTAAAACTCCTTTTTGGCATCGCGTCGTGCCTGTTCTTTATCCCAGCCATACTCATCGGCAAGAGCCATGAATTTATCGACCATCGCCTTGCGCGTGGCCATGATGTCTTCATCGCTGAATGTGCGGTACTTGGCCGCGATAACGTCTGCAAGCTGCGCGTAGTCATAATTCTCCGCGTCGTTGCTTTGCAGATATTTCTTCGCATCTTCCGTGGAGATGTTAAGGTTGACCTCCTGCCCGATGGCCTCGTCACTGATAACACGCTTGCCGTCGCCGGTCATGCGTGTCGCCAGTTCAGCCGCGAGCCTGTTGCGAAAATCCGCAACCTCCGCGTCGGTTATGCTGCTTAAAAATCGGTAGTTCATATCTCTGTTGTCAGTGTCTGTATAATATGCAAAGTTAAACAAAATTCTTTAATTGCGCAATACTAAATTAAAGAATAAAGTTAAATTTTTGCCTTAATTTTCATCATCGCCAAATTCCAATTTGTTTACAAATTCTTCGCCGTTGATGTACTTTGCCATAGGGTCAAATCCGTAGTCTTCCATGAAGCGCACTTTCTCGCTCGGAGTTTTGAAGCTGATGACAACATAGGACAACATGCCGCCGTCCTTGTTCACATCGTTCTGACTTGCGATGCGGTCTTTGATTTTCTGCACTTCGTTGTGGCGGGCTATCTGGTTGGCCTCGCTATCCTGATAAAAATCCGCGCTGCGGTCGAGCTTATGATTCTCGCCGCTTTCCTTTGTCATTTCATCGTGGATTGCAAGGTCTTCACGCTCGCCAACGACATTATCTTTTGACCAGTCTTTGATTTCCGTCGATTCGCCCGGCTCGTCAGCATCGCCGCCATCCGTGGCATCGTTGCCATCGTCGCCGAACATATCGCCCATATCATAGTCGCCGAAATCGCCAAGACCGAGGAGCTGCATATCGGTATCGTCGAAGCCGGCATTGGTATAGTCTATTCCTTGAAGAAGCTCGCGCAGCATATCATCGTCGTATGTACCCTGCACGGCTCGGTTGTTCATAAAAAGGTTCTGCTCTTTTTCCGTCTTATCGTCGAAGTCAACGACCTCAACACGAAATTCGTAATCATTTGCGCCCGTTTCCGCGTCGTACCGGTTCACGGCATCCATGATGCTGACTTTCTGATGACCCGATACAAGATTGCCGGAGCGTATGTTCCAGACTACGCCACCCAGCAGGCCGACGGTCTGTAAGTTTTTCTTGAGCTTTTTTCGCGCCTCGTCACTGATGGTACGTGGATTATAGGAAGCAAAGTTGATTTCGCTTCGCTTGACGGTGCGCTGTTCTGCCTGTTTGATTTTGTTCGGCTTCATACTTCGTCTGATTCTTCTGATTCGGTTTCTATGCGCTTGATGATTTCCATGACCTCTTTCTCCTGACCGTATGGCAGTATGCCGTTTTCATAGTCGAAGATGAGTTTTTCGCAAAAGGGAAATTCGCGGATGGTGCGCTCGTAGTCGCGGGGGAAACGTTTCCGAAGCACAAGCAAGGAGCGCAAATCGATGCCGAAGCCCTGACTTACATCTTTGGGGTTATAGACAAAAGGCTTGATAAGATTCCGCATTTCGATATAGCGAAGCACCTCCTTGTTCGTCCAGACGGCAAGGGGGTAAACCATTCCTTTGTCTGTCATGTATGTGCCGTTGCGCTTCTTGAAAGTCAAAAGGCGCATACGCTTCATGTAACCGTCAACGCCTTTCATTCCGCTGAACGCCCATTTGATGCCGGTTTCCTGTCTGACCTCCTCCTCAAGCTCGCCTACCTTTCGGGGCTTGATGCTTGGGTCGCCCTCGCCATCCTGAAAAAATCCGAAGCGGTCGTAATAGTCGCGCTGATAGTGCTGAATCTGGCGAACCTCAACGTTGGGGTATTTCCGTACCGCCCATTGCAGATAGGGCTTCACATGGTCAAGACCCGGCACGAGCCACATGTAATAGCAGATAACCTTTTTGAAAACCGGGGCTAACATATCAAGCAAAGCGATGCCGTCCTTTCCGCCGGCTGAATAATATAAAACGGCAGTATCCGTCTGTTGACGGATACGCCGAATTATTGACATGGTTTCTGCGTACTTGTTTACATTCTGCGTTGCCATGATTTAGGGTTTAGCCGGTTGTTCCACCAGCGGCGCGGATTTGGTCAGCAAAGGCTGCGCGGAGGTCAGCGCGACGCTGTTCACGATTTCCGAGCTGGCTACGACCAGCAACTACGCCCGCAGGGGTGCGACGGGCTACGAGTCGGCCACCGGCACCGGCACCGTTCATGTTCCGACGGGGGCCATAGTTGTTATCAATTCTACGTCTAACTCACTTATAGTGTTAAAGGGTTAATGATTATTCGTTGATGTTGGCGGTTTCAAGAACCTTTCCGAGGGTGTACCATACCTGACAAACATAGTACACTTCGCCATTCTCTTCAAAGGTCAAATCATTGCCGTCTTCGTCGGTCAGTACGACAAATTCAGCCGATACGACCTCCACGGTCAGACGGGGCGCATCCTTGCGGCGACCATTGATTAGTGTGAGGGCATCGTAGTGAACCGGTGTTACAACCGTGATGGCTTCGCCGTTTTCATCAGTCTTGTCTTCTTCGATGACATACTTCTTGGCGTTATTGGGATACACGTTCCGATGCTCGACTTTCTGCTCGCCTTTCAGAATTGCCTGAAAGCACTTTTTGTCAATTTGTAGGGTTAACTTTTTCATTGATTTTGTTTGTAAGTGATTTTATTTGTAGCGGGTGTCGGACTCGAACCGACGACCTCCAGCAAGTTAAACTGGCGAGCTTCCAACTGCTCCAACCCGCGATGTTTTACGATGCTAAATTACTGTTATTTCCGCATCGCAAAACATTTCGGTGTCGTTCTCTTACGACCTATTACACAAAGTCGTAAATAGGTCTTTTTCCGTCAGTCATCCCAAACAGCGAGGGTTGTCAGACCGATGCCTTTGCACTTGATTCCCTTGTCGATAAATTCAAGCATCGCGGCAAATGCCTCTTCAAAGCTATTGTATTTAATCGTTCTCATGGTTCTGCTGCTTAATCGTTGGGGTGATGTTTGGCGATATACCGCGCCGTGGCTTTATTGACCTCGTTGTCAATTCGCCATTGCGGTGCGTTGGCTTCTTCGCCCTCGCCGATGATATTGTCGATGATGCCAGCAAGTTCATCCATCTGCGCCTCGGTCATCCATTCCGGTAGTTCCTGACTTGTTGCCATAGCTTTCGGATTTTATTTGTTGGGGATTGTGATTGTGTTTACACTGCCATCGCGGTGCGTGATTTCAACCGCCTCCAAATCTTTGCAGTCAGTTATGGGGCAAAGTGGCTCTTCGTAGTCAGCCGTCAAGAGATAGATTGCGCTAATGTCGTTGCTATCTTCTAATTCTATATTGCCGTAGCGACGGCCATTCTGGTCTTCATACACGCGATAGCTCCAGTCGTTAACGCCGATATATTTAAGTTTGAGTATCATTGCTTTTGTGGGTGTTAGGGCGGGCAAGCCATGCCATCTAATGACCGGCTCGCCCGTCGATGTTGTTTAGTATGCCATTTCGTTTTCGCGTTTCACTTGAGCAAGTGTGGTCTTGCCGTTGTTGAAATACATGTCGCGTTCAACGCGCAAGCCAAAACGACCGCGCACGTTTTGAAGCTGCGACAGTGTGAAGTAGCCAAGCTCACTATCCAAGCCCTCTACATAACCAAAGAACATGTAGTCGCCGTTGGCTTGCTTTTCTGCCTCTGTGACGTACCATGTGAAGCCGCTACCGGGCAGAAAGAATTTTGCGATTACTACCGCGTCGTTGCCCTTGCCATCCTACGAATACAGGGGATATTTTGCAAAGGTCTTCTCGAGTGCTTTAGTTATAAGTTTCATACTTTTTACTTTTATTGGTGTTATTGATTACACTGCAAAGTTAATGTAATTACTTTTACCTACCAAATAATAATATAAGTATTTGCTTTAGTTTAACACTCTTTAACATAGTAAACACTTTAATCTTATTCCTATTTTTGTTACCTTTGCATATCATTTACTTTAACAACGAAAATAGGAAATGGAGAACAGAATCAGAGAGCGCATTG